AAATCCACAAGGACTTACAAGTCTGATAAATCGTTTTCTCGATAACCAAACCGAGATAATTCTCAAGCACGGTGGTACAATAGATAAATACATGGGAGATTGCATTATGGCATTTTGGGGAGCTCCGCTTCCTGACAAAAACCATCAGGAAAATGCAACAAAAGCGGCTATTGAAATGAGAATAGCTTTGGAGAAATTAAATGAAACACTTAAAGATGAAGGCCTTGACCAAATTAATACAGGTGCTGGCATCAATTCAGGTCCTTGCGTGGTTGGCAACTTTGGCTCTACTACTCGTTTCGATTACAGCGTCCTTGGCGATGCGGTTAATCTGGCTGCAAGGTTAGAGTCAAGTTGTAAAAATTATAATGCAGACTTAATTATATCCGAACACAGTTTAGTAGATGGTTATGATTACGAATTTTTAGACGAGGTAACTGTAAAAGGCAAGTCGGAACCAGTTAAAATATATACCATACGAAAATAGTACTTGACAAGAGTTCTATATTTTGATATAATTTTCATAAGTGTGGAAATATCCACAAAGTAAAAAGGAGAAACCATGAATTCAGTAGAAGGAGTAGCAGCAGAGCTAGCAAAGCATGAAGCTATATGCGCTGAAAGATGGAAGACTATCTTTAACAAGATAGAAGATATAGAAAGTGAGTCTGATAATAGATTTAATAGAATCGACGAAAAGACCACTAGAATAGAGTCTATCTTAATAGGTTGCGCAGGGTTTTTACTTGTGACCTTAAGCGGTGTAGTTGCTACAATGATGACAATGCACTAGGAGAAACAAATGGAATTAAAATACGAAAAGAAAGATTTAAAAAAATCACCGAAAACAAAATCTGTAGAAAACGTACTACCAGAAGGATGGTCAATTTATATTAAAAGAGGTGTTTGGAATGTTAGAGACGCTGAGTATAGATTAACTCAATGGAGTACAGAAGCAGAAGCATGGAAATATATAAATGGCTAAACAAATAGAAGAAGCTTTAAAAGAAGCTGTAGAACAAGTAGAGGAAGAAACACCAGTAAGTGCTAGAGTAAAACAATTACTAGCAAAGAAAAAGAACTTGAAAAGAAGAAAACATAATCACTTAAGACCGAGAAGAAAGTGAACCCAATAGAGTTATTAATAGGGTATAAACATATACATAAAGCTAAATGGGGTGTAATGACTGGTACATCTATACGTAGACATACAAAACATTTCATAAACTTTTGTAAATCATATAAACCTAAAACAGTTTTAGATTATGGATGCGGAAAAGGCTTACAATATACAGAACATAAATTGCATGAACAAGGCAATATACCAATGCCTACATTATATGATCCTGCAGTAGAAGGGTTTGACAAAAAACCTAACGGAACTTATGATAGTGTAGTTTGTACTGATGTAATGGAACATATACATCCAGAAGAATGTGATGCAGTACTAGAAGAGATATTTAACTATGCAAGACATAGTGTATTCTTCACTATATCTTGCAACCCAGCAAAGAAACATTTTCCAGATGGTACAAATTACCATGTGAACTGCAAACCCGAAGAGTGGTGGTTTGCAACAATAAAAAGATTAAAACCTAAACACCTAAAAGTCTGGTTAATCTTCCCGTCATTTAAAGGAATCATTAAGTATGACCAAGAAGAAACCAGATGAAAGATTAGAGATTTGTAAGAAGTGTCCACACTATAATAAGTTTTGGAAAACTTGCAAAATTTGTCATTGTTTTATGCCCCTCAAGACTAAGATTAGATGGGCAGAGTGTCCCTTGGAAGATCCCAAATGGACATAAAAGGAGGTGATAATGCCAAAAGGCAAAGGAACATACGGCTCGAAAAGAGGAAGGCCAAAGAAAGGAAAGGGCAAAAAGAAGAAGTAAAGTACACTCAAGCTCTTGACCTAGAAAACTCGTGTATTCCTAATGTTTTCGGTAAGCAGCCTAGTTGGACTATCGGAGATAATATAAAACATTACTCAGAAACTAACATGAAGACTGCACGAGTTACTGATATTTCCTTGAGTGTTATAGGGGATGAATATATAGGTTACTTAGAGAAATATATAGATTACATGCCTGATTGGAAATATTGGGTACTAACAGACAAACCAGAAAAAGTTAAAAAGGTATTAACAGGTAAACGCCACGTAATTATACCATACAACAAACCACGGTTTAATTATTTTGATAAGTTACTATGGGCTTTAGACTCAGTTATAGAAACAGGAAGACCTGCTCTACAAATTGATGTAAAAAGATTAACCTATAGACTACATGTAGTAGAAAACTTTATAGATGATGTAAGTTTAGTAAACGCTTTGTTTAATCAACCCGTTTACCCTAACTCTTGTTATCATCTAGCAGTATGGTCACCAGGTGCAAAAGCAGAGATGGTGCCAGTGTTTACAAATCTCGACTTAAGATTTGGACTAAACTACTGGAAGCCTATAATACGTGCAATGGGGAAAGACATAAATAAATGGTCTCCCATAGTAGAACATGCTATTTTGTTTTCAATAACTAAAGAGAAAGCAAAACAGATTAGAAAAGATTTAGTACAGATTGAACCACTGTTTAAAAAGCAATCTTTAACTGAGAAGAATCCATATAAAGGAGTTTCTTCAGGAGAAGGATTAGCACTAGGCTGGGCACTGCATAGTAATAATGTAGATACTCGCCCTTTGCTTACAGTGCAACAATTAAATATGCATAACCCTATGGATTATACAAAACCGTGGGATAATGCAGACTACACAATTTAGGATTGGATGACCTTATACTAAGCAAAACTGCATGAAGTAAATTTCATGACACGGAAATAAATCGAGGGGTCTCCAATCCGCCCTTTTAGGAGAAATAAATGTTTAAAAGAATTTGGAATATAATTAGGGGTAAAGACCCAAAAGACTTAAATGGCGACGGTAAAGTTGACATTAAGGATAAGTTTGTTGCAGCCGAAATAAAAAGCGGTAAAAAAGTAACAAACGTATTTAAGCCGAATAGGAACCACGGCGGCTAAAAATCTGTGGTAAAGCAGTCTTGCTCGAAAGAGCGGAAAGGACTGAGGAGAGAAATATGATAGATTTTTTCATACTAATTGGAAAATTGATATCTGTTGTTCCCGTAATCGTGACTGTCTGCTCATTTGTAGCGGCTATTACTCCAACTCCAGTGGATGATGGATTAATGAAAAAGGTTTACATGATTATGGACTGGTGCGCATTGAACGTGTGGAAAGCCAAGGACAAATAGGTTAATACCCTACGTAGAGTTCTCTTCTTCAGTTATGAGTGGGGAGCTCTACACTTTTATTATGGCGGTTAGAAAAAGAAAATCAAAAAGGAAGGTGGCAAAAAAGAGACCTGTACCTACCAACCCTGCCTTATATGCTAGGGTCAAAGCACAGGCAAAAAGAAAGTTTAAGGTATATCCTTCAGCATATGCAAATGGATGGCTAGTAAAAACTTACAAAGCTAAAGGCGGAAGGTATCGTATGGGTACTGGACGTAAGAGAAAATAATGGCAAAACCTAAAGGCGGATTAACTAAATGGTTTAAAGAAGGCTGGGTAGATATTTCTCGTAAGAGAAAAGGTGGGGGACACCCACCGTGTGGAAGAAAGTCTGCACGAAGCAAGGGAGGATATCCCAAATGTGTACCAGCAAGTAAAGCTAGAAGAATGACAGCAGCTCAAAAACGTTCTGCAGTTACAAGGAAACGAAGAGCAGGTAATCCTGGTGGCAAACCAAGAAACGTATCAACCTTCGTTAAACGAAAAAGAAAAACAACTAGAAGGAAAAAGTAATGAACCCTAAGCAAGTAGACAGAAGACAAGATTTAATCATGCGTCTACAGGGGTTGGAATTAAAAACAGCCTCTCTTATTATAAAAAGAGCAAAAGAGTTAAAAAGATTAAAGAAACTGAAAGAATACACTACTTTAAAAAAGTGTACCTTTCGAGATAAGCGTATTAAACAGCTTATAGGAGAAAAGAATGGCTAAATTTTTAAGTGGCCCTACTGGTAAACACGGTACTCAGAAAATCCGTAAACACAGATTAAAGATAGGTGTTACCAGAGACATGAATGCAGCAGCTGGAACTTTTGTTAATACAAAAAGCCCAATGAGTGGCCCTGGAGGCTTCTATGGTGCGGCACCAAAAGGAGTTGGACCAAGGTTCGGCAAAACTAAATCACCTAGAAAAGCAACTTTCGCGAAAAAAGCAAGAGTTGGTAGGATAATGAAGAGACGTAGATAGTGGCTTTTACCAAGATTAACTTAAACATAGATACTCTTGGTATAACACACAGTATACAGAAGTATAGAAACTCTGGATTTAAGGTGTCAAAGGTTAACCCTAGACATACTAATACTTTCTTGCAAGAGAAACCAGAGTTTACACAGTTCTGTGAGCTAGTCGAAAAACAGTTCCCCCTAGATTATAAGATTATTAATTTATGGGCTACGTTTCAAGAGGCTGGAGAATACACAGGTATTCATAATCACACATCAGGTGGCGTTGGTAATAATCAAGTAACTCCTGAATACTCTTTTTGTTATTATTTACATGACATTAACGAGACAGGAGCTTTACTATTCCATGATAAAGCTAATCCCACTTTTTGTAAGACAGAGTTTCCCAGAGAAGGAGACTTATATATTTTTAAAAGTGATGTATTACATAGTACTCAACCCAATTTAAATGGATTTGTTAGGTACTGTATTGCAGGTAATGTAGGGAGAACACAATGCCTAAGAAAAGAGACCCAAGATTAAAGAGAGCAGGAGTTAGAGGATTCAATAAACCTAAGAGAACACCTGGTCATAAAACAAAGTCACACATAGTGGTGGCAAAAGTAGGTAGTAAGATTAAGACTATTCGTTTTGGACAAAAAGGAGCTAAAACAGCAGGTAAACCTAAAGCTGGAGAGTCTCGTAGAATGAAAATGAAGCGAAAAAGTTTTAAAGCAAGACACAGAAAAAACATAGCAAGAGGTAAAATGTCTGCCGCATACTGGGCAAACAAAGTAAAATGGTAAATGAACTACGATATATCCAAATTTAGTCTAGAAGGCTACGTAGTAATACGAAATTTCCTTACAACAGAGGAACATAAAGAGCTTAACCGTACATGTAAAACTTTGACACAAGAGTCTAAGACATTTTCGGCGCAGAATGACCAATGGATATGGAATAGTCCTACTAATCCTTGCAAATTACAGGGTGCAATGGCTTATTCAGACGAATTAAAAGAGTTAGGTAGACATAAGAAGTTAGTATCAGTAGCCCAAAGGCTACTAAAGACAACTAGTTTAGGTACTTACATCTCTAAATTTTTTCCAATGGTGCCTAAAGTTGGGTTTTCAGTAGATTGGCACCAAGATAATTACTATATAAATGCAATCCCCGACAGATTAATAAGTTGCGATGTATTTGTTAACGGAGCAACAAAAGAAAACGGATGTTTACGAGTAGTTCCACGCTCTCATACTAGAGGAATATTTAAACATAATAAATCTTCTCATGGAGTGTTTAATTGGATAAACCTAAATCCAAAAGTAGACATTGTAGATGTAGAATTAGACGAACCTTTTGCAATATTTTTTCATCCTAACTTAATTCATGGATGTTATAAGAATACTAGTAGGTATTTCAGGTATAGTGTTGCCTGGGAATATATGAAATGGCCATATCTTCCACCAACGCACAACAACCACATTTCAAATGATTTAATACATATAGGAGACTAGATGAGCGCACCAGAAAAAGACGGAAGATTACTATGGTTAGATGAGGGACAAGTACATGCAGGAAAATTCTTAGCACAAGTACTACATACCGAAAAACGAAGAGATTTAACACCGTCAGAAGAAAAACTAAAACAACTATCAGCTTCCTATTGCTACTTATATGAAAAAGCAAAAGACTTTGGAATACTAGAAGAAGAGGAAAGTTACTTTTTATTTGAAAACGAGAAAATACATTGATACAAATTAGCAGAACAGATATACTATCAGACGGTTTAATGAAGTTTGATGATAGAAGATTTATAAAATTACCTATTGATGGATATATGAACTTACTCGGAATTACACCAAACACTTCACAGCATGGAATCATCAATGCAATCAACAATCCCAAATATCGTTTTATTACTGCCGCAGTTTCACGTAGGCAAGGTAAAACTTATATTGCAAATATAATAGGTCAATTAATTACTTTAGTGCCGGGCTCTAATGTTTTATTAATGTCACCTAACTACTCGCTTTCTCAGATATCTTTTGAATTACAAAGAGGATTGATTAAGCATTTTGACTTGGAGGTCACAAGAGACAATGCAAAAGATAAAGTTATTGAACTTTCTAATGGTTCGACAATACGTATGGGTTCCGTTAACCAAGTTGACTCGGTTGTGGGTAGATCATACGATCTCATCATATTCGACGAGGCCGCTCTCGTTGACGGGAGGGATGCTTTCAATGTTGCGCTCAGGCCCACATTAGATAAAGAGAACTCAAAAGCACTCTTTATATCTACTCCAAGGGGTAGGAATAATTGGTTTTCAGAATTCTGGCAAAGAGGATTCTCAGACCAGTTTCCAGAATGGTGTTCTATTAAAGCAACTTATCATGAAAACCCTCGTATATCTGACCAGGATATTGAAGAAGCACGAAAAACTATGTCTGAATCTGAATTCAATCAGGAATACATGGCAGACTTTAATGTCTTTGAAGGTCAAGTATGGGCATTTAGTCATGAAGAATGCGTAGCTGATTTATCAGAACTAGATCTTAGTAAGATGGACGTGTTTGCAGGAATGGACGTAGGGTATAGAGACCCCACTGCTTTTTGTGTAATAGCATATGACTGGGATTCACAAAAGTATTATTTACTAGACGAATACTTAGATGCAGAAAAAACAACAGAACAACATGCACTTCAAATACAAAAACTCATAAACAAATGGGATATAGATTATATTTATATTGACTCTGCTGCCCAGCAAACAAGATTTGACTTTGCACAAAATTACGATATTACTACTATCAACGCAAAGAAATCTGTGCTAGACGGTATAGGTCACGTAGCAGGTATAGTAGATAATGATAATCTAATGGTACATCAAGCATGTAAAGAAAGCCTAGCTTCTTTAGACCAGTACCAATGGGATCCTAACCCTAATCTTTTAAGGGAAAAACCCAAACACAACATGGCATCTCACATGGCAGACGCCCTTCGCTACGCATTATACTCGTTTGAGACAAGCGTCACTAGCTTCTAATTACCCCTTCAAAAAATAGTTCTTGACTTTAGCTTGAAAGTTTGATAAAATTCTATTATACAAGTAAAGTTATGGATTTAAAAAGAGATTTAGTAAAATATGTTCGTGATAAGGCCAAGTCTAAATATAAAAAAGACACGGAATGTTACATCTGCGGAGAACAACAAAATTTAGACTTCCATCATTTTTATGGATTAACCGAACTATTAGAAACTTGGTTACATAAAAATAAGATAACTATAACTCAAGAACAAGAAATATTAGAACTTCGTGAACAATTTATAAAAGAAAACGAAGATAAAGTTTATACGCATGCTGTTACATTATGTCATAATCATCATTTAAGATTACATGGCATATACGGAAAACGCCCAAAGCTAGTAACAGCCACAAAACAACAAAGATGGGTCGAGATACAGAGAGACAAATATGGCATGGTATGACAGATTTATAAACAGAAGCTCAGAGGTTAAAGAAAACCCTGCGCAATATGTTATCTCTCGTGACCAAGGTACTACTGTTCAGTCTCAAGAAGTAATACATAGCTATAGAAATGCTTACGAACAATTAGAAATAGTCAACAGAGCAGTCAACATGATAGTGGATGACGCAGCTGAGATACCTTTTGACATTGGGGAAAAGATACAAGGAGCAAATCCTGTAGTTAAAAATATTAGAAGAAGTAGAGTAGACTTGTTATTAAACACAGAGCCTAATCCATTTCAAGATGTAAGCACATTTAAAAGAAATCTCTTAATAGACTTACTGATTGATGGAAATATTTTTGTGTACTTTGATGGCGCACATCTGTACCATCTTCCAGCGGAGCATGTAACTATACATACTGATGATAACACTTACATTGAAAAGTTTTCATATGATAATACTATAGACTACAAGCCTTCAGAAATTATACATATTAAAGAAAACTCCTTTAAATCTATTTATAGAGGAGTACCAAGATTAAAACCAGCACTTAGAACTATGCAGTTACTAGGTAGCATGAGAAGATTTCAGGATAACTTCTTCAAGAATGGAGCAGTGCCTGGACTAGTTTTAAAATCACCAAACACTCTTTCAGAGAAAATTAAAGAAAGAATGTTACAGGCATGGGTTGCTAGATACAACCCACAGTCAGGTGGTAGAAGACCATTGTTTTTAGACGGTGGATTAGAGGTGGAAAACTTAACAGAAATTAGTTTTAAAGACTTAGACTTTCAAGAAGGAATTGCTTCAAACGAAAAGATAATTCTAAAAGCTTTAGGTATTCCTCCAATTTTAATGGACAGTGGTAATAACGCAAATTTGCGACCTAACCACCGTTTATTTTATTTAGAAACCATATTACCTATTACTACTAAAATAGCATATGCTTTCGAGAGATTTTTCGGTTTCAAACTTGATGAGAATGTATCAGATATACCTGCTCTTCAACCAGAATTGAGAGACCAAGCTGGCTATTACGCCACACTTGTGAATACAGGTATAATGACACCGAATGAAGCACGGGAGGCGTTACGACTTGAAACAATCGAAGGGTTTGATTCACCAAGAGTTCCTGCAAATATCGCAGGTTCAGCAGTCAACCCAGAAGAAGGCGGGAGACCACAAGAAACTCCGCCAAGCGAGGAAGAATAATTATGACAAAAGATATGATGGTAAAGGCTTTTTCAGACTTTATGGCGTCAAAAGGCGTTGAAACAATGACATTAGCTGAATACAAATCATATGGTAACGATGTTCCAGTATTTGACTACGTTTTACGTAGAAAAATCGGTAGCTGAATAGAATTTTATCGTATGTAGCAAAACGACATCCTGTTAATCTACCAAAGCCAGTTAAGGCAGCACCTAAAAAGGTAACACCTAAAAAAGTTGCTCCTAAAAAGACTGTGAAAGTGGAGAAAAAAGATGTCAAATAAAATTTATCAATGGACGAGTACTTTTAAATCTTTAGGCGAAACCGACGATGGTGGAATAAACATCAAAGGTTCTGCAAGTACAAATGCACTAGATAGAGCTGGAGATATAATCGAAAGCGAAGCATGGATGAAAGGCGGATTGGAAAACTTTAAAGGTAATCCAATTATACTTTTTAACCATGACTACAACAAACCTATCGGTAGAGCAACGGATTTACAAGTCACAGACAAAGGCTTAGAGATAACTGCAAAGATATCAAAAGCCGCAGGTGACATTACTCATTTGGTGAAAGATGGTGTCCTCGGAGCATTTTCAGTTGGATTCAGATGTAAGGACTCTGAATATATGACTGAAACCGATGGGTACAAAATAAAAGACGCGGAACTTTTCGAAGTATCGGTAGTATCAGTACCTTGCAACCAAGGGGCAACCTTTGGACTAGCAAAGTCTTTTGATTCTATGGAAGAATACAGAGAGTACCAAAAACAAATATTACAGGCTAACTCAACTGCACCAGCAGATGCTGTTAAAATTGAGCAGCCAAGCGAGGAGAAATCCTCATCAACGGAGACTGATATGTCAGAAGAAAGAAAATCTCCTGAAACTTCAATCGATCTTGAAGCATTTGCAAAAAAAGTAGCAGAAGATACTGCGACTAAGATTGCGATGAAGCAAGCCGAACAGAAGGCAGCAGACGAAAAAGCACAAACAGAAGCGGCTGAAAAGCAAGCTGAAGTTGAAGCTAATGAAAAAGCTGTTCAAGAAGCAAAGGAAATTGAAACAAAAACTATAGTGGAAGCTGGTTTGACAGGAGCTGAAAGGCTAATGAACGACCTAGAAACTAGAGTCAATGAAAAACAAGAAGACTTAAAATCAGTAGTCGATAGCCTAGAAAAGCAACTCGCTGAGAAATCAGAAGAAATCATGAATATTCGTGAATCTAAAAGAGTTTTTGCTAATAGAAATGGTAACGGCGACTGGAAAAAAGACTTTGAACAAGATGTTATGGATGCAAAATTTGCTGGTTTAGCTACTGGTAAAGGTTGGGATACAAACTATGCTAAAAATGTTATGAAAGCAGTTAATGCTCAAGCAGGTGTAGAAGTATCTTCAGATAACTTTGAACAGTTAGTATCAACATCAATTGAAAGAGATATTCAAAATGAATTAGTTTTAGCACCTCTATTTAGAGAAATTGCTATGACTTCTGCTAACATGATTATCCCAGTATTACCAGACGCTGGTTATGCTGAGTTTACATCAGCACAAACAGCTGGTGGAAGTAATCCAAAAGGAAACTTAGAAGCTAGAGGTGCCGCTTTAGGTGCTAATGATGGTGTTGACTTAACAGAAGTTACATTATCAACTAAAAAGCTTATTTCACAATCTTACTTAGGTAACGAGACTGAAGAAGATGCAATCATGCCTATCCTCCCTT